CGGGGTGTAGCGCAGTCCGGTTAGCGCACCTGCTTTGGGAGCAGGGGGTCGTGGGTTCGAATCCCGCTACCCCGACTTAAATAAATAAGTTGTTGATTTTCAACAACTTATTTTTGTATATGGAAGCGTCCAACAAGAATAACTGTCTATTTAACTGTCTATTGAGTTAGTAAATCATCACCCTTAATTCAAAAAACAGCAAAAATGGCAAGAAAGAAATCAGTATTTATCCTGCCCAAGCTAAAGGATTGTGGCGGAGATCTAACAAAAAAATGGTATGTGGAATATTCCTTGAGGGATCCACAAACCGGGGAGATGAAGCGGTTCCGGCATTATGAAGGCTTTGCGGAACTGGCAACGGAAAGTGCCAGGCGTGCCCATGCCGAGAAAGTGATTTCTACAATCAAAAACAAACTCAACAGTGGAGAGGATCCGTTCGCTGAAAACCATGTTACCTATCAAGACGAGCTCATGTATCAGGCCATGGTCAACAGATGGGGCAATGACAGCAGGGGTGCCGTCAGTATCAGAGTGCACATTTCAGAATTCCTCCAACTGAAAAAAGCCGAACTTGCGCATTCCTCCTATCAGACTTACTGTTCCAAACTGAGGATCTTCTGTGAATGGGTGGAAGCAGGGTGCTTGGCAAACAAGAACGTGCGTGTAATATCAGAAGAACATATACACAAGTTTTTTTATCACATAGTCGAAACTGGACATGTCAGTCGCAGGACAGTATTGAAATACAAGCAGTTATTGCATACTTTTTTCGATTACTTACTACACAAAAAGCTTGTTGTAGCCAATCCAGTCACCAATACACCTAATCTTGGTGAGAAAAGAGACGAAGCGGCAAGCCCAATTCCAGACAAAATCCGAAATATATTGATTGACTATATGAGAGAGCACGACCCGCAACTCCTGCTATTATGTCAGCTTGAATACTATTGTGCAATCCGTCCGAAAGAATGCTTGTATCTGCAGATACGTGACATCAACCTGGAGACAGCATCCATTACCATCCGTCAAGATATCAGCAAGAACGGACTGACAGAAACAGTCAACATGCCAAGGCAGCTTTATGAAGCTCTTGATGACCTGCTGAAGATAGGCAACTATCCGGAAGACTGGTATCTTTTCTCTCGAGACGGCCAGCCTGGAAAATACAAGCTTGGAAAAAACACCTTCAGATATAGATTTGACAGAATCAGGGATAAACTGGGATTAAGCAAAAGATACAAGCTTTACAGCTTCAAACATACCGGTGGAGTAAAACTGGTCAATGCAGGAGTTAATACATGGGAAATCCAAAAGCACTTCAGGCATAAATCAATTACTACTACAGAGAGATACTTGCAAAAAAGATTCGGGGTAAAAAGCTCCTTGATACAAGAGGATTTTCCCGATATGTAGATAATAAATAATGTAGGAGGCTAATATTGGTCTCCTACACTCCTACAGTCCTACATATTATCTTCCATATGCTCCTTCAACCTATATAACCGGTCAATAGCCGGGTTATAGAATGCATCCGGGTAATGCTGCTTAATATCGCAGATATTCGCATTAACATACATGGAGGTATCAAAAATATGTTCTGCCTCACTTAATGTCACCTCCTTGGGCAATTGGGCTGTTTGTGCCCAATCGATTATTGCCTTGACGGATTCCTCGTCGTAAGCATATTTACTTTCTTCTGCCATAGCTACTTTATATAATCATTTATAATTGAAAATACGCGTCGTTCGCCATATCAACGGCATCCTCCAGACTGCCGCCACTTTCTTCCACAAATGCGACTATCGCATTTATGAATTCATCAAAGGAGGCAACACCCTCACCCAAAGTCCTGGCATTGTATTCCTCCTCTGTAAAACCTATATTCTCTATCAATTCCGTTTTCATTGAAACAAGCAAATACCGTTTCTTTTATAAATATGAAAAGCCCCGACGGAAGCCGGGGCCACTTATCAAATGAATGATAAGTAAAACTACTACAGCAACAAAGGTATGTTTTTTCTACCACATAAACAAATTATAACTCACCCCACCACCGACATAAAAACCACCCGGATAGCCATATCCTACCTGCAACCCTAATCCCCAGCGCTTCCTCTTCGGCTTGACAACCACCGGATGATAAATATCATTCGTCACCGTCTGATACACCGTCTTAGGAAATACCTGTAAACTATCCAGCCGAGGGTCTACATATCCACTTACCACAGCACGATACGAACTGTTTCTATATACTACTTGCTTACGATGAAGCAAGGTATCACCTATCCGTGTCGTATCATCCGGCACGAAACGCCAGAACACAGCCATCGGCGCAGAGATAAGCATCGTATCTACCTTGACAACCGTCTTTATCTTCGTCTCTACACGAACTTCAGCCGGAGGCTGCTCATGCGGACGGAACCAAGCCGTCACACAAGCAATTGCCAGCAGTACAATTAATATCCACGGTAACTTTTTCATAGTCCCAGATATTTCATAATGCCCCATACGTGCAGATTCACAATTGCCAGTTTTCCTTCTTCGGACAACAAGAACTCCACATCCTCTTTATTATCCTGAAACAGATTTTCCGTAAGGACAGCCGGACACTTTGTGTGCTTCAGTATGTAGAATCCATTTTCTTTATCCTGGTCTCCATCCGTCATGTCCTTGCGTATCTTCATTCCCGGCAGACAGTGTTCGGCATTCTCGTACAGACAAGTCGCCAACTTATCCGCTTTTGTTTTGCCAACAGAAGTCCACGCTTCCCAACCACGGGCAGACATCCAATCACTTCCATTACCGGCAGCATTGCAGTGGATAGAAACAAGTACAGCCTCAGAAGCCTTATACTCGTTTGCCCTACGGCATCTCTCTGCCAGTGGAACATCTATCTCTTCCTTGACGATACGCTCAGCGTCAATGCCATTCTTCCTTAACTCCATTACCAGCCGTTCAGCTATCTCACGGGTATAGGCATACTCCCTTAACTGGCCGTCCGGAGAACGCTTACCGGGAGTATTACTACCATGTCCGTTGTCAATCAATACTTTCATTTTTCTTCCTCCTTATCAATTTCGTTTTCAATTCTTCCAATCACTTCCTGGACGTGCGAGGGCATCGCACGCTTGAACTCAAACCTTATCAAATGGTAGATTATCCGGAAAGCCTTATTCTTCGGGTATGCTGTAATCAGGTTCTTGAATGCGTTTTGCAAATACACGTATGAGAAAACATATGTAATAGTCTTTATAACAATGAGAGCACTTTCACCGTCACCTATTGAATCCATAAAGACGAACACCACCTCAATAATAACCAGGTACAAGAGCAATTCTGCCAATGCATTCTTAAACTTACTCCACTTGAAATTCTTGCACCGAATAATACTCACGCCATCGGCACGCATACCGCACCAGATATTAAAGGCAAACATCACCGCCAAAGCTATAAGGAAGCCTTGGGTAGGTGTCAGATACGCTAATGTCGAACTAAATAACGACACGCATATCACACGAATTTGGTCTAATGTCAATAATCTATCCATTTTCAAATACCATATAATTATTAATACTACCAACCACTTTTTTGTCGAACAATTATTAAAAGAAGTAAGCCATCATCATATATGAAATGTTCCATAATATTCCACTGACATGGGATGTCAATGCAAAGCTACCAGCATCTGCCGCCTCGAAAAAGGACATAAAAAAAAGAGCTCGATGACAACGTAAGTTGCCACCAAGCTCTTGGTGTTTATATGCATTTCTACAAGCAAATATAGGGAAATCCGATTACTTATTGCATCCTTTTTAAATGGTCATCCAATGTTTTAGGATTGCATTTCAATTTTCTACAAATGGCAGCTTTAGAATATCCGTATTCAAGCATAGTTTTAATCAATCCTTCTTTGCCCGTCAGCTTGTAATGCGAGTTATGCCCACCCTTATGCCGCCCTAATTTCTGTCCTTCGGCAACACGCCTGGCAAGACCTTCTTTGGTCCGTTGCGAAATCAAATCACGCTCAATCTGAGCTGACAGACCAAAAGCGAAGGCAAGTATCTGAGACTGTATATTGTTACCCAACTCATACTTCTCCTTTACAGTCAGAACAGTGATTTTTTTTTGCATGAGAGTGTTTAGAATGCTCATCACTTCCATCAGACGACGCCCAAGACGACTAATTTCAGAGCAAATAAGGGTATCACCCTTTTTAAGTTTTTTCAGCAAAGCGCCAAGCTTCCGTTCTTTTGCAGACTTGGTACCGGATATGGTTTCCGACACCCATTTGTCTATTTGCAGTTCTCTTATCTTACAAAATCTCTCTATCTCAAATTTCTGATTCTCAACCGTTTGTTTGTCTGTACTGACTCTAATATACGCGTAAATCATTTTTCACGCAAAGATATAAAACTCAATTACAAGGTAGAAAATAGCACATCCTTATAAGATGCCTATCCAAAGTTATCGGATTACATTGCAGCCTTCTACAAATGGCAGCTTTGGAATATCCGTATTCAAACATCTTTTTTATTAGCCGTTCCTTTCCAGTCAATTTATAATGGGAATTCTGAACACCTGGTTTTCGTCCAAGCTTCATCCCCATGGCTACCCGCCTGGCAAGTCCGGCTTTGGTTCTCCTTGATATATCTTCCCGCTCTCTTTGAGCAAATAAGACCTTTAAAAACGTATCTTGCACAGAATCTGAATCATCTTTAATAAGCTTGTCATCACGGATTTCCACAATATTGGCTTTGGCTATCAGACAATGAGATATGATAGCTATAACCATATACGCACAACGTCCAAGTCTTGAAAGTTCCGTAACATATATGGTATCGCCTTGGTCTATCGTATTCAGTATCTTACCTAATTTCCGCACATTGGGATGCCTGGCACCAGACACACTCTCTTCAATCCACTTATCTATAATGAGCCCCTTGCGCTTGCAATATTGCATAATCTCGTACCGTTGGTTTTCAACGGTCTGTTTTTCACTGCTGACCCGTATGTAACCGTAATTCATAGGATTCTGTTTTTCTCCTTTAAAAGTAAGAATTTATATGCAATTAATAAAGTATCGAACATAAAGTTTTCATAATCCGGAGGATTCGCCCCTTAAATATGCAATAGTTATGGCAGAACAAGATATTAGAGAAGACCAGATGACTATAACCAATACAGTG